AACTTCCATATGACTGGGATGTAGTTCAACTTGCAATCATCAATCCAGGCGTGGTCTATGCAAGTATGCACGCCCGTTGGGTCAATGATTTCTCAACTGCCTGTTATATGATTACTCGTCATCATGCTAAGAAACTGATTGATCATCATTGTGTGGGAGATAAGTTTCGTTTAGATCAGGGTGTCAAACCTAGACCTGTTGCTGATGATCTGATATACAACTGTGGTCGTACATATGCAATACCACTCTTCCATTATAAAATTGAACTCGGTTCATCAATTCATCCAGAACATATTGAAGTCTTTCATAAGGGAAGTCATCAAGGTATTTTACATCATTGGAAAGAACAACTGGCACAAATGGAAGATCAAAGTCAGTTGTTTAACTATGATCCTTACTTGGGTCGCATTCCACCAGAATGTCAGGATAAGTAAATGCTTGCCATAATCCCAAAGTAAATGTATAATAAATACTTATTACATACAAAGGACTCGAAAGATCGTAACCCTTTGCGAATGTATAAAGTATCCTCTGTCGGGGATACAGTCATCCGCAGGGGTTTTTCCTTGCGAGAAAATAAGAAAACTAATGTCTATTAAATCAATCGCAGCTCTTGCTGCCTCTCCATTCCTATTCGCTGGTTCTGCGTTTGCTGGCCCATATGTTAATATTGAAGCGAATGGTTCATATCCTGATGGCGCATATTCATCTGGTAATGTTGAATTCCAAGTTGGATACGAAGGAACAACTCCAAATGGAATTAACTGGTATGCATCTGTAGGCCCTACAGTTAATCATACTGAAACTGCTGATGAGTTCGGTGATGTAGAAATCGCTGGATACCTTGGTGGTGGTAAGGCACTTACAGAGAAAACATCTGTATATGGTGAAATCTATGGTGCTTCAAACGCCGATGATGTTGATTGGTCTGGAAAGGCTGGTCTTAGATACACATTCTAAGATTTAACATCTTAATATCAAGACCTCTGCTTGCAGGGGTCTTTTTTTATGTTATACTAATTTCATGAAAAAAATTTTAGAAGTTATTACTCATCCTGTCACCTATATTAACTTGATGATTATAGGTGTATTAATCATGATAGAGTTGTTTCATACACATGCTCATTATAAAATGAAGATAGATGTTCATGGGCATTGCCAACAGTATGAAATGAATAGAGAAGAAGAATATTAAGATAAGATTAAGTTATATGTCAGATAAGGTATTTTTACTTATGTTCGGAGATCCGAATGTAAAGTTATTTGACAAAATTTAATCTTTTATATATAATAATGTTACATAAGTTAATAATTCAATGACTACAACAACTGAATCAGGTGGAAGACAGAACATGTTCCCCGCTGAAACTCGTTCATACATCGATGAATCAATTTCATATGATGGTTATCCTGAGAACGCTGAGAAAGTAAATGGTCGTTGGGCTATGATTGGTTTTGTTGCACTCATGGGTGCATACATGACTACTGGACAAATCATTCCAGGCATATTCTAATGGATACAAATCATCCATACTGGCGATATGCTGAAAAGGTCAATGGTCGTCTTGCGATGCTTGGTCTTATCATCGGAGCAATTAATTATGGTTTATTTGGATCGATAGCGCCAGGCTTATTTTAAGATGAAAATTAAAACACAATTCACAATCAACAAAGAGGAAAAACTCATGACTCCAGAAGCAGAAAAGTTTAACGGTTGGGCAGCTATGCTCGGTTTTGTTGCAGCAATTGGTGCATACGCAACTACAGGTAATATCATTCCTGGCATATTCTAATGTCTGATAAGGAATCAAAAAAAGTTGCAGAGCAACTCAACGGAAGACTTGCAATGTTAGGTATCGTCGCTTGTGTAGGTGCATACTTAACAACAGGGCAAATTATCCCAGGCTTCGTATGAATGGGTTTGAAATAACTCCAGCAATGGCAATTCTATGGTGTTTTTATCCCATAGGAATTCTAGTTTTCATCGAACTTTTTTTAAAAGCATCTGATGATGACGATGATGACGAAGGTGGTGGAGTAATGATGCCCGCATATCAATCTTATTAATCAACTAAAATGTATCAAACAATTTTCATTTCAATGCTTGGCGCTTACATTGCATTTGCAGATGTATTGTTGCCAGTTGTTTATAGTTAAACTATAATGCCTAAATAGTTTGCACATAATAACATAATTATGGCTGACGAAATTAAAGAAAAAAAGAAAAAAGAAGAAGAACCTAAGAAGCCTGGCTTCTTCGCTAAGTTAAAAGACGCAGCAGAAGATAAGGAGGAGCAGATGATGATCCTCTCAACTTTTGTAAGACTTGGCATTTTGGTTTGGAGTGGAGCGATACTGACGCTTGCGTATGTTGAGTTACCAGAAGCTCTTAAGATTCCAAAACAGGATCTAGATCCGACATTTATAGCGTCAGTTTTTACAGGCGTGCTGGCCACATTTGGCGTTCAGACATCTAAGAAGGGTGCGTCTGGTGGCGGAGGAGCGAGTGGTGGAGTATCAAAGTCGGATATGGAGAAGTTGATTGCAGCTGCATCACAAACTGCACCAGCACAAACTATTCGTATTGAACAAGCACCAGTACAAATTGTGCCTAACAAAAAAGATTAATTAATTTTTAATTATGAACAAATGGATTGGAATAAGTATGGGAACTCTTATTGGAGTTTCTCATATTGGAATGATTGGAATGATTGCAACAAGAAGCAATAGTAAGTTGCCAAACTTAAATATCCCTGTAGGGCCATATACTTCTTACATTGCAGATGTAAGTGAAGAAGGATACAAGATAAGGTATAGTGCTAATGATCCAAAGGTAATGATAAAATCAACCACCATCAAAGAGAAAGGTGGATTCTTAGGACTAGCAAATGAAACTAAGGACATTGTAGAAGAATATACAATGGACGGTGATGTTCATATACAAAAAGAATGGCAAGCAAGAGGAGGTGGCGATCCTATCGCTAGTAACAAAAGCGAAGCCTGTATCAAATCCATCGGTGGAGGAGAAAACACAGGACGTTTGGTTGGCACTAGTATTGGTACTGCTGCCGCTCCTGCCGTTAGTGGGATTCCTTTTGTTGGCTGGGTGGCTGCTGGTTGGGTAGCAATGTTTGGTGGTAATCAGGGTGCAGAGATAGGTGGTAACATGGCAGAGGATATGAGTAAGAACTGTTAGTGATCCCTCATATTGATGCGTAATTATACTTATGTGTTATAATAAATATTAGCACAAGTATGGGATTGAAACTATCATGCCCCTGACTCATCAGAATCATTACACAGTGGGATACCACGACACTCAGCATCATCACTATGAAATATGTGAATATGCAATGAGTGCTTACGAAGCAATAGAACACAGCAAAGAGGATGTTTCCTATCTAAAGGAGCATCCTCATTTTGTTGATTACTGCAAGAACAATACAGAGATGGACAATATTGTTCGTGCTATGGCTTCTGGCATTCCAATGGGACGTTAAAAATGAAAAACTTACCAATTAAATCTGCAACCATAATATTTGCAACTATTATCCTAGCGGTATTTGCTGCGACTAATTATGCATACGCATGAACCTGACACCATACCTAGATGGTTTTATAATACTGTCATCAGTATGGGAGTCATGGTATTTGTTGCATTTGGTCTCATTTTTTTAGGTTCTCTTTAGATTTCAATATAAATATTTCATGATATCTTTCTGAGATATAATGAAAAACCAAATTAATATTGGATCATCAATAACCGTTCCAAGTTTCGTTATATGGTTTATTCTTGGATCATGGCTAGGAGTTGTTTTTTTAATTATTATGACACTTTTATCAAAATATGGATTATAAAGATTGTGGCGTGGATATAGAAGCTGGTAATGCTTTCGTTGATAGATTAAAAGAAAAAGTTCCTACCATCGGAGGATTCGGTGGTATGTTTAAGGTTCCTTGTGGATATGAGGAACCTGTTTTAGTATCTGGAACTGATGGTGTTGGCACAAAGATAAACATATGTAGTCACTTGAGAGATCACACAACCATTGGTATAGATCTTGTTGCAATGTGTGTGAATGATGTGATCACTAGTGGTGCAAAACCATTATATTTCTTAGATTATATTTCTTTGAATACAATCAATCCTGTTGTAGATGATATTATGACAGGAATTATAAAAGGTTGTGAGATATCAGGTATGGAACTTCTGGGAGGTGAAACTGCTGAACACTCAACAGCAATGGATATTGACCTTGCTGGATTTTGTACTGGTATTGTAGAAAAGAATGAAGTAATTGATGGTAGTTTGATTCGTAAGGGTGATAAAATTGTTGGACTACCGAGTAGTGGATTACATAGTAATGGATATAGTGTGGTCAATAAATTAATTAGAGAAAGTAAATTATCAGTCACGAAAGATTTACTGACACCAACCACCATATATACAAAACAAATCGAAGAGTTATTAAAAGAGATACCAATTGTTGGCATGGCACATATTACAGGTGGTGGGATTGAAGAGAATATATCTAGAGTTATACCTAAAGGATTGAAAGTACATATAGATTGGAACTCTTGGAATCTTCCAGAAATATTTACTAGGGTTATGCTTGCTGGAGAGATACCACTAGAGGAAATGAAAAAAATATTTAATCTAGGTATTGGATATGTTTTGATAGTTCCATCAGAAGTTGAGATGGATAATGTTATTGGATATATAGTATGAACTTATTACATATATTAGTTTATGTTATCTACACAATACCGTTTAAGATTAGAAGCGATTTGTAAAGACATCGCCTCTGGAAGTGAAGTTGGAATAGATGATATGATATGGGCCCAGAAATTAGCAAAAGCAAATACATCTGCTAGAGGAATGTTGCAACAAGCGAGAAGAATGAATATAAACCCGAACGATTCTTTTCTGAATAACTTGAACATAGGAGACTCCGATTCAAGTAATCATAAAAGGGGTTTCGGTAGTCCTGATGAAATAGTAGATTGGTTTCATCAAGATAGACCTGATGACTGGAGACAAAGAGATTGATTGTTTGGGGTGTTATAAACATGGTTATCATACTGTTGATTTGTGTCTCAGTTGTGATATACTACATAATAAGATGGGATTATTTTTTTCCAAATGATTAGATTTGTAGTAATACTACCAATGTTTTTATTAACCATGTGTGCTGATGCCCCTGTAACACCACCAGCAAGTGCGTTTGAATTAGAAGTTGAAGAGACTCATTGGAATAAAGTTTATCATGCGATTGAGTATCTTAAATATAATCAATATAAAAAGAAAAGAACTTCACCAGAAGATGTCATAAATAATGCTATAGGAGATTTTTACTGGGAGTTTGAAAATGGGAGCAATGGTTCCACCTAGTCGGAAGAGTTGTTACAACTTCCGAGTGATAGAAATTAACAGAGTGGTTGATGGTGACACAATTGATGTTACAATAGACTTAGGATTTGACTTATATAAAAAAGAAAGAGTCCGTGTAGCTGGTGTGGATACGCCAGAAAAAAGAACAAGAAATTTAGAGGAGAAGGCTCTTGGAATCGATGCGACGAATTGGCTCAAGGATAAACTTGAAGGTGCTATTACTGGTGATGATGATCTCGTTATCCGTACTGAGTTGGATGGAGGTGTCGGGAAGTACGGGCGCCTTCTTGGCTGGTTATACATTGGGGATAGCAACTTTTCTCTCAACGAAGAAATGATTGGAGAGGGTTATGCCTGGCCTTATGATGGTGGTACAAAACAAAAAGACTTTGAAGAATTAAGACAACTTCGTAGATCTCGTGGAACGCTCATTGAATAATGGTTTATGTCCAGAGTGTGATGCACATTGGATAGATGGACAATTATATTGGTCAAATGGTAAGGAGGGTTGCCCTCATGATCTTGCTGGGTTAGTATGTAATCAGATATTTAAATACAAAAGTGGAGTGGTCAAATGTATCAATCCATGCATAGGTTCTGATAGCGGACAAACATGGAAGCATCGAACCGATCTAAATAATGACAACAATTAAAAATTATGTTACAGAAAATTGTAAATGGAATCGCTATTGTTAGTGGTGTTGTATCTCTCGCCGTCGTGGGTACTGTTGGGTATGTATATGTACGGAAGGATGCAATTATCGAAAACGTTAAAGGCAAAGTAATGGAATCAGTTCTTCCATCTATAGGTGGTGGTATTACTAACGCTATTCCTGACTTCACAGGCCCTGCTGCTCCACTAAATCCACAAGCGGATGCACCAGCATCAGGCCCAATACCAGAAGGAACTGGACTTGGTGTTCCTGCTTTCTAGATGTGGAACCAATAAATCAGATCGGTATTCCAAATGTAACTATTCCTCAAATTATATCGAGGGATTGGATATATGGAATACCTTTCATTCCTAATAATGATCCACCAGTTACTATACAAATAGGTTTTCCCATTGTGGATATGCCTGGCTGTGTAGAGATGCACAAAGATAATATAAATCATACAACAAAACTTCCTTTTGACAAAGATCTAGTGAATCAAGATCCAAAGGGAAGTTTTACTTTATGCCCGAATGGTGAGTATCCATCATATAATGCGATGGATTATCAACCAGAACAATTAATAATTACAAAAGAAACTCCACCACCACCTGTTGCACCACCACCAGAAGTGGAGACACCAGAAGTTCC